ACGCAGCGCATTGCCGCCGCCACCGAACAAGTGTCGCACGATCATGCGATTGACCTCCTCACCATGCAGCATCCTGACTGGAAGGCGGTGGTGGGAGCCCCAGAGTCTGAGACCCCGTATCGGACGTGGCTCAAGACACAGCCCGCGGCGTACCAACAGAGTGTGCTCGATACGTGGCGACCGGCGGAAGCGTCGGCGTCCATTCAATTGTTTAAGACGTCACAGCTCCAGGCCGCACACGCGGCGGTTGAGGTGAGAAAGAATCGATTTGCGGCGGCGGTCCCGGTCAAGGGTGACGGACGTCAACCCGCAGGAAAAAGCGAAATCGACGATTTTAACGATGGATACAAAGAGGGCTAAGCCCTCGCTGGAAAGGATACGATTATGTCAATGCAAACGTTTGCTCTGAATGCAGGGCGGATTAATAAATATAAGGGCCAGATTTTGGCGCATGCGGTGCCGAAGGAAGTCCTCGGCCGTCAGGGTCGGCAGAAGATGATGCCGAAGAACAACAGCGATACCTATGTCGCTCGGAAGTTCCTCCCCTACAATGCGACCAGCACCAGTGCCGCGACCCAGAATCGGTTCTATGCCGATGGCACCGGCGATCGTGGAAATGTGCTCGTCCAGGCGAATCAGATCTCTGAGGGCGTCACGCCCAGCCCAGATAGCATTATCCCGGTCGACACCACTGTGGTCATTCAGCAATACGGCTGTCTCTACGGGTTTACCGACAAGACGTACAACCTGTACGAGGATGACATTCCGAAGGAGATGATTAAGCAGATTGGTGAGCGGTGTACGTTCATTAACGAATTGATTATTTACGGCGCGTTACGCGCTGGCACCAATCAGTTCTACGGCGGCACCGGTACCAGCACCGCGACGGTAAACGGTGGACTGACTTTGGGATTTATTCGAAAGATCGTCCAGAACCTCCAAGCCAATCATGCTGGCATGGTGACACGCATGATGTCGGCGTCTGCACATTATGCCACTGAAGCCGTGGGCGAAGGGTATTTTGTGTATTGCCATACGGACATGGAACCGGACATTCGTGATCTGCCGGGCTTTACGCCGGTGGAGAAGTATGCCTCAGGCAAGCCTTTGCCGAACGAAGTCGGGAAGTGCGAGCGGTTTAGGTTTATTACCTCGCCAGATTTGCCGTCCATTCAGGATGGCGGTGCCGCGATTGGATCAACGGGTCTTTACTCCACAACCGGGACAAGCATCGATGTGTACCCGATCATTGTGGTGGGAGAAGATGCGTGGAGCCAGATTGCCGTCCGAGGCATGGATGCGATGAAACCAACATTCATGTCCCCTGGCGATCATTCGAAGTCTGATCCGTTGGGTCAACGCGGCTACGCGGGCACAACCTGGTGGAAGGCTGTCCTCCTTGAGAATAATGGATGGATGGCAATTGGTAATGTTGGCCGTGCGATCCTCGCATAAAAGGAGACCTAGATCATGCCAGCATCACTTAGACAGTATCTCGCTCCAATTACAGACCTGACCGATCAAATGGCTTTGTATAATCTTTTACGTCCACTGGTGGATTCCTTGTCCTGTCAAGTGACCACCGGTGCGGGGCTTGTCATTAAGACGGGCGGAAGCACGTTGGCCAAAACAGGGTCGGCCGTGTTTCAGGGAATTGTCAAAGGCAAGTCGGTCAAAAAAGCCGCGGCCACAGATATGCCAGCCCTTGTGGGCAGCATTACCGCGGCGTCATTTAATGTGTTTTGTTTCTTTATCGACCAAGCCGAGACCGTGACCGTGGCCATGGGCGTTGAGGGCACGACAGAAGTCAAGGTGACGTTTCCTCCGTTTCCTGAAAACAAGTTGTTATTGGGCTATTTAGTGGTCACGCATTCCTCGACGTTTGTCGGCGGGACTACGGCACTTGACACAGCGACGACCAAGTTTGTGAGCCCCATGGGCGCACTAAACCCGTCGATCTTAATTTAATGCAACGTCTGTAAGGGAAAGGATTACGATTATGGATACGCTGAGTTATCCGGGGCTGAATATGTGTACGACATCGGGGCTGTTAACCGCAACGGGCGGAAACACAACTCACGATACTACGGTGACCATTAATTATGTGATTAATGGAAAAATTGCCACGAAGACCGCCATTACGGCTGGGGCAACGCCTACGACTGACTACAATACCGGCGCAGCGTTTCCCGCGCTCGTAGGTGGCGCGTCCGTCTCTGGCGTTGCGGGCCAGGGAGCGATTGTCGTGTGGGGATTGATCGCGGGCGGCACGGTAAAGTGCGTCCAAGGGCCTGCGTCCGCGTTAGATATCGGTGGAAGTTTTGTACTTGCGCCGCAGTTCCCTGCGGTGCCAGACACGATGGCGCCATTTGCGTACCAGGTGCTGAAAGCCGGCGCGACCGCGTCAGCGACAGCGATTGTCTTTGGCACAGCCAACTGGAATGCCACAGGATTCACGAACGCGATTGTCAATGTCGCGGTCTTGCCTGACAATCCGCAGGTGTCGTAAGTAGCGTAGCGGGGGGCCCTGGTGACAGGGCTCCCCATTTTTACCAGAGGAGTGCATATGTCTGCAATGGATACCTCAGCCGCAGCGGGAAAACGTCGAAAGAAAGAATTGCATACTCCCGAGATGGAAATCGGACAAAAGCCTGACATCGCCATTCCTATCTATGGAGAGTTTGCACAGCCCGTCGATATTGTGACGCTCCCGTCAGGCGTGAGAGACGACGAGAAGGCATATCTTGAAGAGTTGGCGTTTAACGAAGAGCCGATTACGATTCATATTCATCATTCGTCAGAGCGGAACGCGCCGCCGTGTACCGATCTTGTGGCCAATAACGGACGGTGGGCGGAAGTGCTGGTTGGGACCACGGAATCCTCTTCAAAGTGGGTGGCCGTCGGGTACCTTCCTCGTGGGCGCAATATTGTCACCAAGCGCAAGTATGCCATGGAGCTCGCTCGCAGTAAGCAGGATAACGTCACGACCCAGATTATGGAACGAAACGGCGAAGATCCACAGAACCTGGTGAAACGTGTGACCTCGGCCAAGTTCCCATTTTCCGTCATTGAGGATAAAAACCCTCGTGGCGCAGAATGGTTAAGGATCATGCTATACACCTAAGGAGCGCGTGTGGCAACATTTTTGTCGATTGTTCAGCTCTTGCGTCAAGAAGCCGGCATTGCCGGGACGGGTCCGTCAACCGTTGTCGGCCAGACAGGCGAAATGAAGCGTCTAGTGGACTGGACGGCTGCCGCATGGTTTGAAATTCAAGCAACGCATCCTGACTGGCGATATAAACGCTACAGTGTGTCGTTTGCGACGGTGGCCGCGCAGGCGACATATACCCCTGCACAGGCGGGTATCACGGCAGCCACGTTTAGTCGATGGGTGCGTGATTCTTTTCGAGTCTATAACACTTCCTCAGGCTTTGGGTCGGAGATTGAGCTCAACTTCGTGCCCTATGACTACTGGCGTGACGTGTATCAGTTTGGGGCAATGCGCACTTCGTACCAACAGCCTATTCAACTGACCGTCACGCCGAATAATTCGATTGGATTGGGTCCCGTTCCGTTAGCAGGGTATACCATCAACGGTGATTATTATACCGCGCCGATTCGAATGTCGCTGGATGCGGACGAACCAGAATTACCGGCGGCCCATGATACGCGAATTATTGTCTATAAAGCGCTAATGTACTATGCCGCATTTGAGTCGGCACCAGAAGTCTTTCAATTTGCACAGATGCAATACAATATTTTGTATTCCTTGTTGGCCAAAGATCAATTGCCCGATTGCACGTTATCAGGAGCGATGGCGTAAATGGCGATGACTCCAACTATGGTACCGGTCGAGCAGTACGTTGTGGAAATGTTGGGCGGGCTTGACCAAAAGACCCCCACGCTCAAGGTTCCGCCGGGGATGGTGCGCGATGCAGTCAATTTTGAAGTCGAGCCCACTGGTGGGTATACCCGTATTGCCGGCTACGAACGAATCGACGGACGTGCCAGCCCGTCTGATGCAGCATATATCATTATACAAGTCGTCAGTTTTACCAATACGCCCGTCGTAGGACAAACGTTGACGGGCGGAACGTCTGGGGCAACGGGTACGATTATCGCGGTGCTCTCGCCGTATGTGGCCCTGACAAGCGTCACCGGAACCTTTACCACGACGGAAGTGGTCTCGGTCGGCGCCACGACGATTGGGACCGCTACGACACAAACCGTCACAATTAGTGCGCTCCTCAACGCGCAATACATTAATCTCGCCGCAGACGTCTATCGCGCTCTTATTACGCTGGTGCCTGGGTCCGGCACGATTCGTGGGATTGTCTCAGCCACCTTTAGTGGTGTGCATCGGCTCTATGCGTTTCGAGATAACG